TGGCGTATCTATCATTAGCTGAACTATCCGCTCTTGACAACAAATGGACAGATGTGATTCACTGGGTATCAATCTTNAACGACGCTGAGACTTTAAGCGATGGCATGATTCATAACCCTATGACTACTGAGGTTCAACCCTTGATCCTACTACAACGGGCTTATGTAGAATTGGGCGAGTTTCAGAAAGCATTACAATGTACTAGTTTGCTCCGTAAGAAGATGCCAGCTAGAGAGAAAGATTGGGACAGTGTTGACGCATTTTGCTCTAAGGAGTTACGTGATATTGACCTTATTAAATGCTATGAAAAGATCATAGATGTAACCCCTGAGGAAGAACGACAAGCTGTATATGATTCAATCCCTGCCTCTATTGGCAAATATCCACCATTTTACAGACACAAGAGTAAGGTTAGACCAGAAGGTAAAAAGGTTCTAGCTATACATTGTGGCTACGACGACACGCAACAGTGGGGACCAGAATCTATTAAGACGGGTATTGGTGGTAGCGAAGAGGCTGTGATCAATATCTCTAAAGAGTTTGTTGAATTAGGGTGGACCGTTGAAGTTTATAACAATTGTACAAATGAAGGGAATATAGATGGGGTTAACTGGTATCAAGTTGCTGCTGCTAATCCTGACGATGTTGTGGATTTATGTATATTATGGAGACACCCACATCTAGTTGGAAATGCACCTAAAGGCCGTCAGACTTGGTTATGGAATCATGACCTTCAAGACGGGATGGAACCATACTACAGTGAAGACATTATGGAACAGATTGATAGGGTTCTATTCTTGTCTGAATCACATCGTCGTACAGCCCCTTGGGTAGCCGATGAGAAGGTAATGATTACAAGTAATGGTATCGACCCTCTACTCGTTGCAGATGGCGATAACGACGCTAATACAGTTATCTACGCCTCATCACCTGATCGTGGCCTCGATACTCTATTGAGCTATTGGGACGAGGTTCTTACTGTTAAACCAGACGCTAAGTTAAAGGTATTCTATGGTTTTAACAAATGGTTTGACATGAGATATAAAGATGATGCGGAGATGATGAAATGGAAACAGGACCTACTAAACCACATGGAGACAGACCCCTCAATAACATACTACGGGTCAGTGGGACAGGATGTCTTAGCCAAGGAAATTGCGTCTTCTGGGGTGTGGGCTTACCCGACGCACTTTGCGGAAACGAATTGCATAACTGCGATGAAGATGCAAGCGGGTGGGGCAATACCTGTATGTAGCAACTACGCTGCACTAAACGAGACAGTTAAATTTGGTGTCAAGATAGGTGAGTATCTAGAGCCTAAGTTTGACCCTAAAGAATTTAAAAAAGAATTGATCAATATGATTGGTAACGAGGATGCTCAAAAGAGTATCCGTGGTGAAATGAAGGATTGGTCTAAGGCCAACTTCGGATGGAGAGGAATAGCTAACCAGTGGAATGATGAATATCGTTCTAGGGTTAGTAAAAAGGAAAAGGTAACAAGATGAGTGTAAGAGGATTATTTTACGGGGAGATTACTGCGCCAACCGCTAACAGTGATATTTTACCACCGGCAGGGCAATTTGCCTTTTTTATTGATAACACTGATAACAACTTTAAAAAAGTGGATTCTACTGGTTCGGTGACAAATGTAACATTGGGACAGGTTGATGGGATTACCGCTTTAACTGACGGGGCTAACATCGCTACTGATTGTAGTGTGTCTAGTGATTTTTCAGTGACATTGGCTGGTAGTCGCACATTCGACAACCCAACTAACATGAAGGCTGGACAAACCTACACATGGCTAATCACTCAGGACGCAACAGGTTCACGTGTCGCTACATGGGGAAGTGCTTATTTTTGGGCAGGTGGTACTGATGGCGTTTTGTCAATTGGCGCTAATGCTATTGATTTAGTACAAGGTTATAGTGATGGCACAACAATATATATGAAACCACTAGTTAAGGCTCTAGCAGTCTAATGAGTTTCAATCCATTAACAGGGGCGGATTCAACACCCGCTCCTGTACCTCAACAGGCTGAGGCTAAACCACAATCAGTCTTCCCTAATCAGATTAATGAGAAGGTTGACCAAGCGTTTAACTCTGAAGAAGCGCAACAGTTTCAAGAGTTAGCGAATAAGGCTAGTAAGACTAAGTTTGCTACTGGCGATAGAGATACTGATATTCGTAATTACCTAAGGTTTAAAGCGAATATCTCTGGACTTTTGACAATGCTAGGAGAAGAAAGTGGACGATAAATGCGACATCTGTTCTGCCCCATTAAATACCGATGGGTATGAGTGGTGGTGTTCAGAAATTCACAACACGACTGATGGTGAATAATGGCTGATGGCCCTCACTATAAAACAGGAGAGATTGGACGTAGAGAGCATAATGATGTTGCTATGTCGAAAAAATGCTTAATGGTTTTATATAACTCCACTTCTGACGTTTATGAGGTCGGCAGAGTTAATGATGGTGGAGCGTTATCGGTTAGTGATTTTTTCTATGAGATTAGTGCTGGGCGTGTTAGTGGAAATGCTTCAATATCTATTATTGGGGCAAACCCCAGTGTTGGCACGGGTGCTTCCGAAACCATCTGGGAAGAAGGGGGAGCTTATGTATTCCCTACTTCAGCATCTACCATGACTGTATCTAGTTCAGATGCTAATGATACATCGGCTGGTACTGGGTGTCGTACTATTTTAATCCAAGGGTTGGATACTAATTACTTAGAGATCCAAGAGTTTGTATCAATGAATGGTCAATCTGCTGTGACCACAAGTAATTCATATCTTAGGATTAATGCTATGACTTGCTTTACTTCTGGGTCCTCCTTAGAGAACGCTGGAATTATTTACATTGGAACAGGAACTGTAACATCTGGTAAACCTGCAACCGTATATGGTAGGGTCTCTGCTGGAGAGGGAATCTCCCATTCAGCAGTATATACAGTGCCAGCTAGTAAAAACTTCTTTCTTATCCGAGGCAGCTTTGGTGCTGCAAGTGGCAAGCAGGTTAATTTATTTATCGATTCAAGACCTTTTACACTAGGTCGCACCAAGGTTCGAGGGACCACATATTCTGTAGCAGGGCAGGAGATACAGGTGAATTTTAACCCCTCTGCCCCGTTCAGCCAAAAGACTGATATATTTGTAAGTGCTATCGCTACGGGTGGTGGGGGTGCAGGGGAGTCTAGGGTTAATTTAGCAGGTATATTAGAGGGGTAAATTATGGGAATGAGTTATAAAGCAATGTACACAGAGATAGGCCAGATGATCCAAGATAGTTCATCTGATCGTCAAACTCATATTAAGAACGCTATCAATCGTAAATACGAGGAATTAGCGAATGGATTTGATTGGCCTGACCTTTGGAGACTAGAAGAGGCTGAAGTTACTGTTACTGCTGGTGAGGCGCATGTATATATGCCCTACCATGTTCAAACCCTAAAGGGTGCTGTAGCCGACGCTAATAAAGAATGGGTTGGTAATGTTGATGCAGGAATGTTCCTTGCTAGAAACTTTGATCAACTATCTACTCAGGCTAAGATATTCGAGGGTACGCTACTTGGTAGCTCACCCGTTAAAAGAGAGATGGCTGTAGCCGAGACGTTGACATTGGTATCGTCCGATGCTAGTGACACTACCCCAGTTGTAAAGATATGGGGCATGGTTGGCGGTGATGAGATTAGCGAATCAGTGACCTTAAACGGCACATCATCTGTTGCGACTAGTAACAGCTTTTCACGGATAACAAGAATTGGTACATCGTCAACTGACAGGGATTCATCTCGTTCAGGACATATTACAATCACAGGTACTACATCGTCTAAGGAGTTAGCCGTAATCAGTGTTCATAACTATGACGCTCGTTATCAGGTCTTTAGATTCCAAGATGTGTCAAGTGCTACTGATACATTGAGCATCTTTTATAAAAAACGTGTTCAACCACTAGTCTCTGATGATGATACATTTGAGATTAACGATGCACACTTAGTTGTGTTTGAACTAGTTATGGCTGAGATATTAAAGTCTCAATCTAAGTATAACCAAGCGGGGACGCATGAAGCTAGGGCGGCTGGTATTAGATCATCAATGCTAAGTACCTATTTTCAGCAGTCTAATGTTATTCAGCAATCATTGCCAATGGGACCAGGTGTTAATCACTACAACCATGGTCAAGGCTTTAATAAGAGAATATCGGTAGTTAACTAATGGCTGACCAAGATAAAATGAGAGAATTCCCATTACTGATTCGTATTAAGGATCAGTCTGGTGGTTTAAACACATTGTCGTATGCTACAGAGATTCAGGACACTGAGGCTCAGGATTTCCAAAACCTATTCAGTGACCCTGGACTAGCTAAGAAGCGTGGTGGTACTGATACATTCTCTGAGGCTACAGGTGCGTCTGGTGCTGTTAGGGCATTAGATAAGTTTAGACCTGACGATGGAAGTGGTCACGTATTGATGCAAGCTATTGGTGATGAGGTTTACTCTGTATCATCTGCGGGTGTTTCAGCTTTGAGAGCTACAGGATATACGGCTGATTTAGCGGGGGTATTCACGCAGGGCTTGAATAAGATGTATTACTCAAACGGGACTGATTCGGTTGACGTATTCAGTACTGCTTTATCGCCATCTACCCTAGCCTCTGGGTCAACATTAATGCCTAAGCATACTACNGGTGAATACTTCCTTAACCGACTATTTGTAAATGATGTNGATAATAAATCATGGGTGCATTATTCGGGGTTATTGGACGATGTATTCAACCGCTCTACTCAGGCGCAAAAGCTTAGGTGAGGGTTCTGGCGATTCAGAAGTGGTTAGGCTTAAGGGATATCGTAATCAAGAGCTACTTGTATTCATGAATAACAGGATTGAGGAACTAATTATTACTGATCCCGCAGACACTAGTACATGGTCACGTAAGGTTATTGATGATAGGTATGGCGTTATCGCTAAGAATACTGTGCAGGAATTAGGTGGAGTTATCTACTTCCTCGATAACGAATTAAGGGTTAGGGCATTAGCTAGGACAGCTTTGGATGCCCCACTTGGTACTCAAGCCATTCCTATCTCTAAGAAGATTGAGGATAAATTAGACGCTATTAATAGTAATAATATTGACAAATGTTCATCTGGTGTCTTTGAAGACTATTACCTGCTAGGCATCCCTAAGGACGACAATACAGAGGTTTCTGAGTTATATGTGTTCGATGGGACTAGACAGGCATGGTACGGCCCTTGGACGCTTAAAGGTGGCTTATTCGTGGCCTCAGACCTACGTGGTAAAGGGCAAGACTTATTCTTCGGCAATACCACTGATGGTAAGATTATCCGCATGTTCGACAACACATTCGATGATGATGAGGCTTCATACGCTATTTCATTAATTACTAAGAAGTATGATTGGAACAGGCCAGAATCGGACAAGATATTTAACGAGATTGAGATAGCTTGTTTAGGGACTGGTGAGGGTACTGTCACTGTGTCTGGTCGAGTTGATGCTGGTGGTTTTACACAGATTGGCACATTTGACATCATCTCAGGAGACCCTACGTTGGCAGTTGATCTACCATTCACACTAGGTTCGTCAGGGATTGTTAGGCAGAAGTTCCACTTAGAAAACTTTAGCCGAGGTCGCAATATTGACTTTAAGTTTGAGCATGACGAGACAACTGATGTACAGTTTTCAAGAGTGGATCGTTACCTGTCAAGACCAAAACTATACTAGACAGGAGCCGTAATGAGTAAGTTTATACAAACAAACACAAGAAAAGAAAGATTGCAATGTCCTAAGTGTCGCAATATAATGTATAAGATTGTGAAAGACCCACAAGATGTTGTGTGTAGGGTGTGCGGTTGGGATGGTAGTTTTATATACCCAGATATTGAGGGAGAGAAGTAATGGCAGATTTAACTAGGGGTAAAACATTTACCTCAACTGAGACAGTAACTAACACAAAACTCCACACATTAGTGGATTCCGCAACAATCGCAAACATCGTTAGTGCTGATTTCGATTTAACAACAACTAACCCTATTCACATAGGAACATCAGCCCCATCAGATTCTAACAGTAAGTTTTGGTACGACACCACTAACAACTTATTCTTGATTAAAGATGCGGGTGGAACATTTCAACCTAGTGGCAAAGGTGCAGAATACACAAACAAATCAGGCGCTTCTTTATCTGCTGGTGATGTTGTAACACTTGACACATCTAATGCTCAGGCCGTTAAGACTACGACTTCTGCCACTGATACCGATGCTTGGGGTGTTGCTGCAAGTTCAGCCGCTAATGACGCTGTGGTTTATATTATCACTGAGGGTTTAGCTCCTGCCGTAACTGTAACTGGGGCTACATCAATTGGTGACTATTTATATACATCTACAACCGCTAAGAAAGCTGATCCAGCATCGTCTAAAACATCTGGTGCGTTTGGCAGGGCTTTAACATCTGATTCAGCTTCGGTTGTTGCTCAGATATTTGGCGATGGCGCTGCTGTGGACATTCCTGCCTCTGACACATTTGAGATGGAAGCTGGTAGAGAGGCTACAGTATCAACCACATTTGGAACACCTACTACTGTCACATTTGGCACAGCATTCGCAGAGCCTCCAATTATTGTTTGTACTGCTGAAAGCACATCTTCATCAGATCAGGTCACAGTTATAAAATCAACAACAACTAACTTCACCGCTTATGGCAACGTAGCAAACGCATTTAACTGGGTTGCTGTTACTGCTGGAACTTTCGAGGTTAAGTCTGGCGTTATTGTTCAAGGTGGTACTGTTGCATCAGATGGTGGTACTGCGAGTTTCCTTAATGCGTATCAAACTGGGAAAACACCTGCTATCGCTTGTAGTTACATGATGTCAGATGATAANGATACTAGTAACTCTCGCTTGAGTATTTANAACAGATTACTTGGTGGCGAGACTTCATCTAATTTAAACTTTGCAGGTAGATCATCTATGATATTTGCCAATAGTACATTAGCTACTGCGGGTAACGGTGGAGTGTTTATCTTAGTATCACAGACAGATGCGGTTAAAACTGGCAATGCAGCAACCGCTACTGGTTCACAAGATACAATTAACACATTAAGTTTTGAGGCAGGAGTTGTTGTTGAAGTGACAAGCGCAACTCCCACGCTAACTTTTGAAACTGCGTTCTCTGCTGCTCCTGCTGTGTTAGTGAGTGGTGAGAGCCGTAGTGATAGCTTGGCAGGTATAAGTGCTTCGGCCAACTTAAACGCTGTACCAACTACAACTGGTTTTACTGGCAGAGATAGCACAGATGCTAGGGGTGGTTACAACTGGATAGCGTTTGAAAAGGGGCATACAACATTATCAACAGCGAAGAGATTGGGGTAATGAACGAACTAGATACTCTTAGCAATAACGAGAAGATAGACCACTTAGAGCGGTTAATGCTTGATAGTGATAGTTTGATCGACTTCCCCGTTATTCACAAGTTCACCCCTGGGTTATACTCAAGAGAGATATTCATGCCCAAGGGTAGCATGCTAACTAGTAAGGTGCATAAGACAGAGCATCCATTCGTTGTTCTAACTGGCGTGTGTGTTGTTACAACCCCAGATGGTGAGCCTAAAGTTTTCGCTGCTGGTCATTCTGGGATAACACAACCTAACACCAGAAGAGTTTTGTATATAGAAGATGATTGCAGATGGATAACATTTCATCCATTAAGCAAGGAAGAGGAAGAGGCTAGAGAGAGTGGTTTAGAAGAAGCTGACCTTCTAGACTTAATTGAGAACAGGATTATTGAGCAACCCGCATTAACGGATAATGCTAAATCAGTCCATGAACTTTATCGGGAGAAGATAAGTAAATCTTTAACAGAGGAGACTGTATAATGAGTTGGGCATCACTAGGAATAGCGGGAGCATCTGCTGCGGGCAATAAGGGTAGTATTACAGACGAGAGAGTTGGTGGTGGTGTAGATGAGAACATGATAAATGATAAAGAGGACATGTTTCACTCTATCCAATCAGGTTCACTCTTCTTTAGTAAAAAGGGTTTAGAGAACGACCCTAGAGGTTGGGTTGAAAAAGTGTTGGACCCTGGTGCATTATTCCTTAAAGGTAAACCTAAGTTTAGAGAGTTTATCCCTAAATCTTTAAGCGCTTTAGTTGGTGAGGCACAGGATGCTTTTACTCAACAAGCCCAACAGAAGATGTTTCAGAGCCAAATTGACGCTCAACGCTCAACCTTTCAACCATTCTTTGATAGGCAAGCACAAGTCTTGAAACAAGGTGATAGCTTACTAGACAAGCTAACCACTGGCGATTTAGAACGACGCTTAACCACACAGTCTATTCGTGGCGCACAGGCCGCTAGAGGTTTAAGCCTTGGTCCTGCCGCAGCTATCCAAGAAGGTTTGGAAGTGGCTAGAGCGCAGAGAGAAGCTGAAACTGCTGCCCTTGGGTTGGGACAGAGCTTGGCACAGTTTTCTGCATCTACCCCACAGCCATTACAACAACTTAACTTTAACCAACTACTTGCTCAGGCTGGTCAGATTGACTTAGCTAGAGGTGGTTTCCAGACTGATGCTCAGATTAGTAATATCAACCTGGAGAGAGATCAGAATACTCAAAACATGGCCTTGCTTGGCAGGGGGTTGAGTAACATGGATTTTGGTAAGATGTTTGGTAAGCAGGGTAATACGACAACTAATGTTAACGTTCAGACACCACTACAAAACTCAATATCTCAGCCAAGAACAGGTCCGAGTACGTTTGGTGTTGAGACCACACAGGGTCAAGGGTTTGGTAATTTCTCAAATAACCAGACTAATAGATTGCCTGGTGACACATTTACTAACTTTTCACAGATATAAGGAGCAGTCATGGGTAACGTAGTTCAATCAGATATTAGTGGTGTTAAATTATTTCTTAATGAGTTGGATAAGGGGCATCAAAGACAGCAAGAGGCTCTTAGAGTGGCTAACGATGAAGCTAGGCACCAATTCAATAGAAACCTTAAACTAGCTCAGATGGGCCTTACAGTACGTACTGATGCTAATGGTGAGCAGGTTGTTACTCAACTAGCTCCAGAAGAGAATAAAGTGTTGCAGGGCATGCTTGCTAATGAGAGGGCGTATGCTGAGAACAAGATTAATATGCAACGATTCTTCGAGAAGAGTGGGATACCTCATCAAGAAGAGATATTCGACGCTGGGCAAAACCTCAGAGATAAGAAGTTTGACGAGGAGATGAAAAGGGCTGCTAAATTACCAAAGAAACCCGATGCAAAAGGTCAGTTGTTTCTTGATAAGAAACCCCCAGAGGTTACAACGTTACCACTAGAGATTAACCCAAAGGCTGGACAGCCTCCTAAAACTAAAATGAGAACTATGGAAGAAAGGGTTGACCCAGTAACTAGGGAGCCATTGCAGCCAGCAGAGGTTCAA